TACCATTTTTTGCTTCTGCACTTGCACCTGCGGTAGCAGATACACCTGTACTTGCGGATGCCTCTCCTGTAGTACCATTCCCTAATCCTCTTTTAGAAGATGCTTCAGCACCTGCCTCTGCACCAACTCCAGCGGATACGGAATTTTTATCTTTTTGCACTGAACCGTGATCTACTTCTGTTCCTGCAAATGATTTATTGTCTGCCATTAGTTTCTACTTCCTCCAATATAACCGCCTATTATGCCTATTAAACCAGTAACGGACATCTTCATTAAGGTTATCACACTCTCATCGACTGGACGATTTTCTTCGAGGGCTACAATGTAATCTCCCACAATTATTATAGCTAACAAAATTAAAACACCAGTTGTGATTAAAAAAATAACAATATCTTTAAAGTTTTTTATCATCTATTTTCTCCTCTTTTTTTTGCTCATTTTAGCTTCAGAAAGTGCTATTGCAATCGCTTGTTTTGGATTTTTTACGATTTTTTTAGATTTCCCGCTATGAAGTTTTCCTTTTTTGAACTCTCTCATAACTTTAGCTACCTTTTTTTGTCCTTTTTGCATTATATGCCTCCTCTATTTTTTAGTTCGTGTTGTAAAACAGTTTTTGTTATTGAAGTATCAGATCTTAAGTTTGCTAATTCTTCATTCTGTTCTAGTTTTTGTTGATCTGTCACTTGATTCATCATTGATTTCATCTTATCAAGATTTAATCTGTCTTCAGATTCTTTTTTCTTACGTTCATTTTCCATTGCTCTAAGATCTAGTTCTCTTGCTCTTAGTTTTGCAATTGGATCATTGTCAAATTGAGAAGTAATTTCTTTTTCTTCATTCATAAACTCTTCCATCATCTCTGCAATCAATACAGCTTTTCTAGATTCAATTTTTTCAGACATCATTCTAGCTTGCATTTGTAATTGCTGTGCCATTTGTGGATTTTGTTGCATCATCATTTGCATTTGTTGTAGTTGTTGTAATTCATTTCTAAATTCTACTTCAACTTGTTCTTGAGCCATTAAACTAATATGTTCAAAAATATTTTTTTCTAATGCAGCCATTATTACCGGATTATTTCTAGCCATATTAGTTGCCATAAAATTTAAGTGAGCGGTAATATGTGCTCTATGGTCTTGACCTGGAAATGCTTGGAACGGTTTCCCAGCGAGAGCATCAATGTGTTCTAACGCTGGGTCCTTTGGTTGAGGTGGTTGTGGTCGAATTAAAATTTTGTCTATGTCTTTTACACCTAACGCTTCATACATATTTCTGTAAACTTGATATTGATTATGTATGGCAGGATTTGAGGCTGCCAATTGCATTTCCGTTTGCGCAAGGGAAATACGCTGTGTCTGTGAGAAAATATTGGGATCAGCAACTGGCAGTATATCAACCCTATCATCAAAGTCAGATTGTTTAATGGTATTTTGACCACCAACAACATCATATGGATATTCTTGAGGTAGATATAATTTAAATACTCGTGCGAGTAATTTAAATTCTTGTTTTAATGCTGCATAGATTCTTTTGTGAATCGCAGACATAGTCCTTGATCCTCTTTCAAGCAACGCAACTGTCGTGCCCACTGCGGCTTGTTGATTACCCTCACCTACTTGAAGATCAGCTATAGATGCGAAACGCTGACCAGCTTGTACCACGACGCCCATAAGTGCTAAGAGAGTTTGTGATGGTTCCTTAAAAGGAAGCATCATAAATGCGTCACGTATATTTCCACCTGGTGCGTCGACATCCCTAAATTCGCCAGGTTGAATAGACTGTGCATCGTCTCTAATTCTTATTCCTCGCTGTTTAAATCCAGCAGGTAAATTGGATAACGTTCCTGCATCAATTAATTGTCTTAATGCAGTTGTTGCAGTTCTTGATAAACCGCCAATCATATGTATTAAACCAAAACCGTAAAAACCTAAACCTGGTAAAAATTTGAAATGTACAAAGTATTGTATTTTTTTTCTTTTAACATCATCTACTTCATAGTTTCTTTTAATTGATAAAACTTCTCTAGAATTTTCTTCCAATGTTACAATGTAAGGTAATTTAATTCCTGTTGGTTCACCATCTTCTCCAACATCTTCAAATCCTTCTATATCTAAATTAGTATGAAACTCTAAAATATTAAAAATATCTTCTTCACGATTTTTTGTTTGACCCTCTAATTCACGTTCTTTTTGTTGAACTTCACTTTCAGTTGTTGTTGATGGTTTTAATTCGATGTCTTTGTAAAACCCAGCAACTTGTTGTTTACGTAAGTCATTTTCAGAAATTTTTACAACGTGAATGATTGATTCCGCATCATCTAATGAGGTAGCTGAATACGGAACGATCAAATCCTCTGCAGGT